GTGGCTGGCTTTTGAGTGTTGACCCGCACCTTGACAGGTTTTCTTAGGCTTTCCAGGGCGGTGGTCAATCCGCCCCAGTGCCGTTTTGCTTTTTACTGCCACGGCACACCTTGACCACGGGTGGGTGTGATCTGCTCGGCGAGCTGGGCTTCGATTGCAGCTTCAATCTCGGCTTCGTTGATTTTGGATTTGACCCAGCCGATGACCTGATCTTTGGTCAGATCGTCGAACGGGATCAGATCGGATTCGGGACGCTCGAAGCCGACGCTGCCGTATGCACCAGCCTGGTACGGCTCGCCGTTTTCGCGTAGCTCGCTGCTGACAGCATTACAACGCCAATGCGCTTGATAGACGTAGCCGTCCGCTAGTTCGCGGTCGAGCTGTTCAATGTTCCAGGTGAAAGTGGTTGCCATGGGTCAGGTGTGATGTGGGCAGGTTAGTAGCGGTTATCAGGCACTTTCAAGTGCGGCAACCTTGGCTTCAAGGGTTTCAATCCGCTCCACTGCCTCTTGCAAGGCTTTTACAAGAATTGGGATCAGCTTCCCTTCTCTAATGCATTTCTTGTATACGCCAGGAGTTTTTTCGCCTGTATCATTGCCCTCCTCATCAAGGATCGGCTCTCCTGCTTTGACCTCGTGTTCAGTGACAAGCCCAGGGAATACTTCCTCAAACTCTTGCGCAATAAAGCCAATAAGTTTGTTTTGTTTATTTGGGTGGTAATCTTCTTTCCAGTAATAATTGCGAACCTGAAGGTTCATTACATCAGCAAGCTTTGGAGTTGCATCGGTAATGTCTCTTTTCAGCGTTGCATCAGAAGTCAGGGTGCCTTGGTCGGCTGTAACAACATCGCCATCGGAGTAAACCGTGAATCTGTTAAACGTAAAATCGTCACCTCGTATGAAATAATTAGTGTTGTTGTCAGGCGAAGCACCACTAAATTTTAAAAACAGTCCATAAGGGCTAGAGCTATTATGATCTACATATAGAGCTACATTGTCGTAAGCACCGGACCTAAATTCGTGGTAATTGGCACTAGCGCCCACATAAGTTCCAGTGCTGGTGTGCTTAGCAAATCCAGAGCTCGTAATCCTCATCCGCTCCGTCGGAGAAGACGCGCCATCCGCAGTAGTGGAGAACACTAGGCGTCCTGGATTGTCGCCTGATGCAGCAGCTGCATCACCAAAACAGCCAATAGTCGCAAAATTACCCCAAGTCGAACCAGGCTGTCCCCAGAATTCGATTTCACCAATTCGAGTCCCACTGCTGATAGTTGTATCGCTTGACGCAACACTAAGGATGGAGCCAGCGCTGTTTACTAATTGAAGATTATCGTTTGCGCCGCTTCCGCTAATTGCACTAGGCGTGCCAACTAAGAGGCGACCCGAGCTGTCGATGCGGGCGCGTTCAGATGAATTAGTTGAATCATAAAAACGAAGCCCACCACTAACCGTATCTCCAGTTTGGAGCAGCCAGTTGTAATCGCCCGTTTTAAACCTTAGTGCAGCATTTGCACCGGTTCCGGTACTTGTAGTTTGAATAGCAGCTTTTACGTCACCAGTGCCTGAAACGTCTAGCTTTTCACTCGGAGTCTCAGTACCTATACCAACGCGCTGCGACGTATCAACCGTGATGGCCGTGGTGCCGCCATTGCCAGCGGTGTCGTTGGTGGCAATCGTGTAGCTGCCGTAAGCAACAGCGCCAGTCGGCTTGCCGTCAGCGTCGACGCTATACAGCGAATACCAGGAACCAGCGGTGGCGGCGTCCCGTATTTTGACAATATCGTTTGTTGTATCGACCCAGACCTGATACGGGTAGCTGGTATTAGCTGTATTGGGCGAATTGTCGCCGCTGTTCTGCGTTGCTGACGCCTCTAGGATGTCGTTCAGGGCAAAGCGGAACGACTGACCAGTCTGGTTGTCAAGCTCGTACTTGTCGTAACCTTGTGCCATGAGTCCTTGGGTGTTAGGAAAAGTTTAGGCCAGTTGTTTGCCGTAGCCCACGGCCTGCCAGTCAAACGTCCGCGTCATCTGGGTGCCGCCTGACTGGTAGAAGTTGATGGTGAATCCGGTTTTGCTGATGCTGGTCAGCGTGTAGAAATCACCAGTTTGCATGTCCTGCGCACTGATGCCAATGCTAGGTGTCTGGTAGAAACCGTTGGCAAAGGTGACCGAGTAAGAACCAACGGCCGTTACGTCGTTGTCTTGCTCGGTGCGGGTTTGCATTGTGACCTGAGCCTGCAGAACCGGAATGGCGATGTTCTGCGTTGAATCTTCACTGGTGGCCACCACCTTCAGGTTGAAGCCACGGCCTTGGCGCGTGCCATTGAAAAACGGCTCCCATTCCGTGTATTCCGGGTCATCCGCCGTCGGGTCGTCGTTGGTTGTCTGTACATAAAGCGTCGCAGTCACCTTGTCGGCCACATTGGCGTCAATGCTGGTCAAGGCATCGACGTCCGTGATCAAATCCCACAAATCAGTCGGGAAGTAGCCATAACTCTCGAAGTCGGCCTTGATGTCGGCATCGAAGACAGCGCCAAGATCCAAGATCTGGCTGAACTCGTACTCGCCTTCTGCAACGATGTCGCCGGTTTGGTCGATGCTCTCCAGTGCGTCAAAATCACCGTCGATAGCCAGCTGGTCCCAGAACAGACCTTGGTCAAGAATAATCGCGTCTTGGTCTGGGCTATAGACCATGTTTGACAGGTCGCCATCAAACGGTGGCGTGGTTGCATCCTCGTCAAAGGTCAGCACCAGCAACTCAGACTGCGGCGCAGGCAAGGTGACCGTCACCGCGATTGCATTGGTGGAGCGGTTGCCGCTGCTGTCCTCAAACTTGGCCATGTATGTGCCAGCCAAAAGCGGCACAGTGGCTTGTGTCACGCTGCCGGCAACAGCCGGGATGATGTCGTAGGTGTTGTTCCAGACAACGCCGGAGGTTTGCGGGCTGTGGCGGATGACCACCTTGCCGCCGAGCAGCACGTCAAGGTCGGCTGCCTGCGGCCAGTTGAGCTGCGCTGTTTTCGTGTCGACTTGGTTGATTTCCAGTGACTCAACATCCTCGGGAACTGCGCTTTTGCCGATGACGAAATAGGAGTAACTAGCGACCTCTGACTTTTTGCCCAGAACACTGAAAGCCATGATCTCGATGTCCCATTCGCCGTCGGCAGCATTCGGGAAATCGAGCTGGCTGGTTTCTGTTTCGATCAGCGGGCTCCAGTTGCCGTCGTTGACGCGATAACGCAACTTGTACGAGACGGCGCCTTCGCTTGGGCTCCAGGCAACCGACACCATCACGAACGCCTTGCCGTTGTCGGCGTACATGTTCTCGGTGTGCGTGATGTTTGCTGGTGCAGCGGGCAACGCACCAATCGCCGAGATGTTGCTGACCTGCAGGGCGGCGCCGCTTTCGACGTAATCAAACTTGCCGCTGTTGTACGCCAGCGCGGTTACGCCGTAGACGCCGTTTTCAGAATCCTCAGCAACGCTGATGACGCGCCAAGTTGTTGGGCTGACGGTGGAACTGGTCAGCAACCAAGGCGAGTTTTGATTTGGGGCAACGCTGAAAGCAGGGCTGACGCCAACAGTGCGCGTGGCGCTGAGGTAGGCAGTAACCGTGCGGGTTTCCAGGATTCCATCAGGCAACACCACCGAGAAGGAATCGCCAGCTTCGATCGTGCGGTCGACGTCAATAGTGATTGCCGACGCGGTGGCAAAACTGACCCGGCCGCTCAAACGTGTCGCGGCCCTAGTGGGGTCGCTGACGTTGATGATCATTCCGGGCCGCAGCACCACGCCCGAGTCGATGCCGATCGAGAAGCTGACGGTTTCGGTTTCGTAGGCGTTGGTATAAAGCAACCACCGGCCAACCCGTGCAGCCTGGCTCTGGCTGTTGCAGGCAAAGGCGTCAATCTCCTCAGTGACCACGCCGTATTTGGCGATCAGGTCGGTGTCTTCGACCACCTCGGTGGCAATGTCGCGGATGTCTTCATCGAAGTACCGCACCAGCACGATGGTTGGACGGGTTTTGACGTCGCTGCCCGAGTAGCTGAAGTTGCCGTCGATGACGTTGGATGCGCCAAAGACATAGGACGCATCATGCGGGCGGTCTTGTGCCAGCACCACGCTGCCGTTTGACCAGTACGCCTGAGTGCGGAAAACGCTCAGCAATTGGTTGATTGCGGTGAACGCCTCTTGCCGGCTCTGGATGTTGACGTTGCAAGAGAACCGCGCCTCGGTCTGGGGTTCGTTTGCCGGCAGGCCGGTATCGACTAGCTCGTTTGCGTACTTGCTCGCGGCGAAGAAACTCCAGCGGTCGAGGCGGCTTGCGATACCGTCCCAGCTGCCACTGTCCAGTGCGGTTTTTTCTGCGTCGGTCAGGATCTGTTCGCCAAATCCGTACCGGCGCGAAACGAGCAAGTCGTAAAGCACCCACGCAGGATCCGAACACCATTGGGCAGAGCCAAACTGGCCATCCCAAACGCCGGAATAGGTCAGAGCGCCAGTGTCAGCATCGACCGTCGCGTTATTCGGGATGCGAATTTTGATCCCTTTGATGTGATAACTGCGGGTGGGGATATTGCTGAACTGACTGGCGTCAATCTCAATGCCAACCAACGCGCTGTTGGGATAGCGCAGCTTGGCGTCGGTGATCTCGGTGTAGCTCTGCCAAGTAAAAGCGTTGAGGTTGGTTTGAACGTCCGAGTCCTCATTGACGCGGCGCAACCGCATGTCGATGGGGAAGTTGTTGCTAACAGTGCCGCTGTCCCAGCCCGGTTGATCGGCGAATGAGATCTCGCGGCTAAACGCAAAGCCGCCGGATGTTTTGCCCTTGATTTCCTCGAACTGCTTGCCGTCAATCGTCGCGGCGAAGAAGCCGCCGCCGTTGAACTGCAGATCTAGTGCGTATTGAAACTTAGAGCCCGTGACGTTACCGGCGGTGGTCGTTTTCTGCAGTGCACCAACCGCAATGTTTAGGCGGACGCGATCGACCTCGGTATTCGTGATCTGACGGGTGATTGCGCCAGATGTAGTCGGAACCTCGATGTAGTAAGCGGCGCCAGCGGCAGTTGAGCTGTAGTTGCCGCCCTGCGAAACGGTGAAGGAGTTGGTTGATGCGGTTTGGATTTCGTAGGTCTTTTTGATTGTTTTGAGTGGGCCGGTAACCGGGTTCAGCTCCACTGTCATGCCGACGCTGTAGCCGTGATTGTCGGCGTTGACGGTCAGAACGTTGGTGGAAGCGTTGTAGGTGTAGGTGGCATCAGCAACGCGGACTTGGCCGCCGTCCACTTGCGCATTAGCCAGCGAACCAGCCTTATCGGTCCAGTTGACATAGAAATAGCTGGAACTAGGGGAGCCGTCTTTATCCTCTGCTGGGATGACGTTGTAGACAGCGTTAAAGGACTTCTGCTTGAAAATAGAACTTTGCTTTTTGCTTAGGTCGCTGCTCTGCTTTAGGAAGCGGATGTAGACCTGATCGCCAGTGGCCCAGTCGCTGCCGTCGCGTGTTCCAACGTCAATGCGCAGCCACGGTTTGATCGCATAAACTTGGCCGCTTGTTTTCTTGAGTTTGGTTGTTCCTCTTTGGACGGTAAATTGATCGTCGTCAAAGTAAGTGGCTGTATATAACTTGTCGATCTTGCTGCCGCCGTATTTGGCGAAGTTCAGAAAGACTTTATCGTTAGTGCTAACTCCGTGGTCGACCCACGTCACCGCAATGGTGTTGCCGGCCCGCTGCCATGTCGCATCTTTCCAGTCGCGGGACCAAGTGCCCTCTAAAGCGTTGTTGGCAACGACAGTGACGTTGACGCCTTTCTCGCTTTCGGTTGATGTAAAACCGCTGATGTATTCCTGGTCGTTCGTGCCAAGGCGGGTGTCAGTTTTTACATTGAGGAAATTGAGCGATCCGTCTGCAGCGCGAAGTGGTGTGTTGTCTAGATAGATGGATTTGTCGCCATCAACTAGGCCGCCGATTTCGCCTTCGCTGATTAGATCCAGAATGCGGGCATACGCCTTGGACTGGAGGTTGTCTTTTTTGACCGTCGGTTGTTGCTGAGCTGCAACGACAGTTTGCTGCTGGCCACCGCCACCAGAGCCATAGATCGCCGGATTTTGCTCAGTCATTTCTTGCTCGTATTGGTGATGCCGGCGCTTAGCGTCACACTACCGACAATCGTTTTGCCATACACCACATTGATTGGTGTGCCTTGCGTGCTGGTGTTCTGAATTCCGTTGAAGTTGTAAGACTGCAGGGCGCGTGGGTCGTTCAACGGTGACGGGCCACCTAGTCCAAGCGTCGGTGGCTTTGGCGTGATCATCTGCGCCACGCCACCGAGAACCAGTGCTGCACCAACGCTTCCGATAGCTGTAGCAGCAACACCGCCAATAACGCCCGCGCCAAAAGTTGCACCGAGAAAACCGGCGCCTCCAATAGCTGCGCTTGGCCCAAGGAAGAGTGCGCCGGCAATTAAGGCCACTCCGGCGATTGTTTTACCTACGCCTCCGCCTGCACCAGTCAAAACTGGTGTAATCGAAATAGTGGCATCGGGATTGCAGAACATACCAAAGTCGTCCTCGCCAACCGTGGTCTTGCTGACTTTGACGCGGTAGGCGATGCCGTCCTGGGCGCTGTCAATCAGCCACTGATCCAGGCCGGGGAAGTTGGCGCATAGAAATCGGACCGCTTCGGCCGGGCTGTCCACTGCAGCCTTGAAAACTCGCTGGCCTAGGCGCTGGGCGAGCTGACCGTAGACCTTAACGAGTCTCATGCCGCACCACCTTTCCCGTGCATTTTAATAGCCACTCACCAAGCAAGTCACGGCTAGATAGGCGACCAGTTAGGTGATGCAGCACATACTGATCGCCCACATAAACCGCCACATGGTTGAGGTGATTGGAGCCCATCGACATCAACAACGCATCGCCAACCTGCAGCTTGCGGATTGATACCTCGCGGAATCCGGCCTCCTCGTACAACTCGTCAAACCTTGGTGCGTCGTCCCAATTCGCCTTGGTCGGTCGTTCCCAGTCCGGCAGGTCAAGATTCCACTCTTCTTTGTACCAGTCGCGGACCAAAGTCCAGCAGTCCAAGCTGCCCCAGCAATACTCGCGGCCAATCAGTGGTGGCTTGTAGTCGTTGGGCAGGGCTTCGCCCCACTGGAAAGTCAGCGGGTTGACGATGTACCAGGGCAGACCGCTGCGGTTGCAGGCAACCTGATCCGCCATGCTCGGCTGCGGTCTGGTGTTTGGGTGACTGTGGATGATGGCGATGACTTCGCCTTTGTCTTCGGCGGCGGCGTAGTCGTCGGGATCCAGCTGGAAATGCGCCTCTGGTGTTTCGGCGCGGTTTTGGCATGGCCAATATTTCTGCCTGCCCTTGATAACGAGCAGCAGACCGCAAGCCTCACGCGGAAACTCTTGTTGGGCGTGCGCCAGTGCTGCGGCTTTAGCTGCGTCCTTGATGATCATGAGAACTGGCCGACGCCCGGGAATCCGCCAAAAGGCAACGCGGCATTGCTGCCGAAGTGGGCCTTG